CGCCACTTACGCCACCATTACACCAATGCCAACCAATCTACGTAATCGCAAATACTCTTGCCCATACGCTGTTAATTGATAATCCGCATCGGTGCCTGTTAATGTTGGTACAGCATAGCTAACCGATAACTCGCCAGCACTTTCACTGGCGAGATTCCGATTTGCTCCACCGCCACCTTCAGTCGTCCAAAGCGACAAACGCAATAGATGAGCAGTCAATGCCAACACACCACGTTGGTAGAGTTTTCCCCAACGAGATTGGCTTACTTCCATTTCTGCATCCGATAAAAAAAGGTCGATTTTTGTATAATCGACCTCATTAAATTCAGGATAGCGCTCAAGGAATACATCCGTATCAAATGTTGGCATAATGACTCCCTAGTAATCTACGTAAAGTGCGGAATTTGGCTCCATAAAGGTTACGCCGCCAAATGCCATGCGTAAGCCAGATTCATAAGCTAATAAGCCTTTTTGTTGAGCAGCTAACACAGTTGGCGACATTGGGACATCAAAGATAACGTGTTCTTTGCTGTTTACATAAACCATTGCACGAGTTTTGCCACTTGTTACACGAGTACCAAAGTTTGATGGCAAGGCTTTAATTGCCACTTCACGACCTGCAGCTGCAGACAAGCTCTTAGTTAGGAACTCTAATGCGGTTGTGTCAGTATTATTGCGTTGTGTTAACGCCAAGTGCGCTAAATCAAGTGAATCAATCGCAAAGGTGTTTGGTGCTTCAATGCGCTTGGTTTTTTCCATGCCTTGTAGGAAAATTTCTTTGAAGAATGCCACCGCTTTATCAAAGTCCATCGCCTGAACTTTGCTATTTTGCGCCGTGCCTTTGATGTTATACACCTCAACAGACTTGTTGTTTAGCAAACCAGTTAAGCGAGAATCTTTGGCATGACCCAAGAACGCAACTTTTTGCAAAGTTTGTTGTGCGTTTTTATTTAACGCCATAATTTTGGCGGTATCTAACGCTAATCCTAATAATTTACCCTGTTCAAGCTCTGGTGTTGTCCAGGTTACAGATTTAGCCCACGGCACAATGTAAGAGCGAGTTGGTGTAAAGCCTACTTCCACTTGGTCTAATGTACTTGTGCCAGTGGTAATTAAACCATCATCAAGCGAACCGTGCTCATCTGCACCATAGTGAAGTTTTTCAGTAATGCCTACTGCTGCTTGTTGGTCAACATAGACAAATTGCGGGAACACAATTTCAGGATATTTAGTTTCTGAAATTTCTTTGCTGACAGCCGTTAAGCCATTTTGTACATAAGTTAATAATGACATTCATCACCCCTTATAATTTTGTAATCATCGCTAATTGACCTTTAACGTCAATCACGGTGTAATCAGTTGCGATCGCATTGGTTGCATCCGCTTTGCCTTGGATTGTGCCGGCTTTCTTATTGCCATTTGCTACGGCAATAGCATAAACCTTATCACCACGCGCAACAGTTTCACCTTCTGCCACAATCACCCAAATAGCGTCGGCGGGAGCAATGTGCATTACATCAACCAGCTCACCTTCCGCCCATTCGTCTTTGATTCGGCTTGCTAAAACTACACCGGCGATCACGTCAGTTTTTGCCGCTAAGGCTTTTACACCGCCGGCAGCATTTAACGCAACGAATAATCCCGCTTTTAATGCGCCACCGGAAACCATTTCGGCACTTGTTTTTGCACTGGCAAGGTTGCCCTTACCTAATTCACCCGCACGAGCAGGCGCTTGTTCATAAGCGTAACTCATCTAATTACTCCTAACTGTTGTAAGTTTTATTAAAATCGATAGACGGCGCAGTTTTATTCATCGCAGCGTCACCAAGCAAAATACTGCCAAGTGATTTGCGTTCATCCGCTAATTTCGCCGCAACCGCTTTTGCTGTTTGATATGCGCCAGAAATTTCCTCATCGGATAATTTGGCCGCCTCATCTTTAGTAAAAATACCCTGCGCCACGACCGCACTTTCTTGGATTTCACGCACAGTAGCGTTATCCGCAAAATTGACTTCTTTAAATGCGGTTTTAGCATCAGCCAATACAGCAGCTTGTTTTGCTTCTGCATCACGTTTTGCTTGCGCATCTTTTAACTGCTGAATTTCTTCATCTTTAGCTTTAAGGCGTTTTTCAAGCTCTTCTTTTTCCACGTCATCTTCCTTTTTATTTTCAGGTTCAGATTGTTTTTCTTTTGGTTCGGTTGGTTGTTCGCCTTTTGGCTCTTTCCCTTCTTCACCACCAGACTTTTCTTCTTTATCAATTTGTTTTTTCTGTTCATCCGACAACTTGATGCCGAACGCACCTAAAAACGCATCGAGAATTTTTGCGGTTTTCCCCATAATGGTTTTATCCTCATCGGCAAGTTTTACACTTTCACCGCAGCGACCCTTTGCCACAATCGCTACGTGGTTGCCGATCATCGGCGACATCTCAAAATCTGCATCTTGTACAGTGGATGGCTTAATATCGCAGTCATAACCACAAGATAATTGCTCAACACCATTCTCCTGCACGGTCTTAATCGCAGATTCATCATAAATCCAAGCCTCTGCCGTGAGTTCATCGCCCACTCGCTTAACATTGCGCACGACACCGACAGAGAGTTGTTTCCAGTTCTTTGCATTCACCCCATCTTTCGGGTGCCCTACAGTTAGCGTGGCATTTTCAAAACTCTTAATCGTTTCATCGCTAAACAACGATTTCTCAGTGCGAGCGACCTTTTTAATGCTGTCTTCTTTTAGCCCAAGCTCTGTAGCGAGGTAATCAAATACCCCAACTTTCGAAATGGTTGCCGGTACAACTAAAAAACCATCTTTAGTGATGGTTCTTTGTGTGGTTGCTTGAGTAGTTTTGTCTGTAAATTTCATTTATTTACCCCAATAAAAAACCCGACCATTTCTGATCGGGTTGTTTGTTTTTTTTTGCAATATCACGCCAACATTTGGCTAATTATTGTTTGTGCTACCTGTTTTATTGTATCAAGTGATAAATCAAGGCTTTTGCTTTTTATTGTAGTTTTTAAGCTATTCCAGACAGTATCATTACGAATTTTGTCTAAGAATTCATGACCTTGCCAAGTCAGCGACCGAGCAACAAGGCTCAATTCATTTAGAGAGGAGTAATCTATCGCTTCAATCAGCCCTGCACTTTGCAATAACTTAAAATGATAAGACACTGTTTCTGAATCGAAACCAGTAAATCCATCAGGTGATAAACTCCCTCTAGCCTATGACTGAGTTTCCAATTTAAGCAATATAGAGCGAATTAAATCCCAATTACGTTTCATTCTTTACTACCTCTTGGCCAAAGCATATCTATAATCTAATCATAAGATGATGTTTAGGCTGTTTAACATTTGAACTAATAGTGGTAAAATAAGCTAAACCGTAGATTGAGTTTGGGAACGTTTTGGACGTATGCGGATGCGAGTTAATAAACTAGGAATTACGCACCAAACTATTCTACGGTTATTTTTTTGATTTCCGCCTAATCCACATCGTTTTCATTGTCAGTTTTTTGTGTTTTTTACGCACTTCTTGAACGGTAAATATTTCATCTTCAATCTCTTTTTTGATCAAAAACGTTTCATTCCCCATGTCACTTAATCCCGCATATTCAATACTGTCAAAACTTGAAATAATAAGCGGCAATAAAAGAATATCTTTTTTTGTTACAGCTCGTTGTCCTCGTTTACTTTCTGTCGTTTCATTGCCGTGCTGCTTAAATGTATGACGAATACCTGATTCATCCACACTATGTTGCCAGTCTGAAATATCAAGCCCAATACTCTCTTTTGCCTTAGCTACCAACTCTGAGCTAACACTGCCTATATCGGAATATAATTTATTGCCACCTCTACCACTTGATGAATCAATCAAGTCAGATAGTTCCATTTTCCCAGACTTCTGAATAAGAGATTCTTTTTCATCTTCGCTAGATTCAGGTTTAACAATATCATCAAGCACTGGAATCTGGACGCATCGACAATTAACATCATGACCAGGGTGTCCGGTATCCGCAGGAGGATTGGTATATTCGAATATCTGCCCATCTTTTTCCGCATGGCTTTCACGCACACGCTCATCACCCGATGTTGACCACATGTATTTTTTTATGCCAGCTTCTTCATGGCGTGCTCGAGTTAATGCTGCATTTAATTTTGAGGACTGGTCTCGAGCAATAAGCATTGCACGACTTTCTACATCTTTCCCTAGTTTTTTGAGTTGTTCGGCTAAGTCTTTATTTAATGACCCCTGAACCATTGCTTGCATGACGGCATTTTGCACCTTATCAAGATATTGCGTGCGAATGGATTTGATTAATTGGATGTTACTTACCGTTAATTCATTTACCCTTTCTACAATATTCGGACTATTGCGTAAATAGGCGGATAAATCGATGCCAGTTTGATTTTTTAGGTTAGTTGATACTTCGGCATGGTTTTGCGCATCACCACGACTAACAAAGCCATTGGCGATATTTTCGGCCTGTGAAGTGCGGTCAGATTTTTCGTACTTTTCTAATACTTTCATCAGTGCTTTCGCACTAATTGCCTGGAACCCTTTCGCATCATCCATAAAAAAAGAGCCTTGCGGTTGTTGCATGGCTCTCTCTACATCATCAGTCATCGTTTTGACGACCTGTTTAAGCTGTTGTCTATACCAAAGCTCCGTTCTCTTGCTCATCTTCACGGGCCTGAACTTGCGTGTTTTCGCCTTCTGGTTCTTCAAAATTTCTGGCAAGTTCATTAGCATTTTTCATTTCCTCAATGTCATCAGCAGAGATATTGGCAAATAAACCACTTTCTCGGAGTTCGTTTACCACTTGATATTCATTTAGTACGCCATTTTGAATTAACGTATTTGCTGCGGTGGCAAAGGTATTAAGCATATTGACTTGTTGTTCTTGTTTAACCACCGTAAGTGGTAAAAATTCAAACCACCAGTCATCAGGTTGCCCACCAAACAATTCATTGCATAGCAATGTATCAAGCACTTCAAGCACAGGGCGCAATCTTGTTTCTTGTAATCGATGGATGGATTCGTGATAGTTTTGGATATCCTCGTCACCACTTGCCAATCCCGAAACAGATTGCCCAAATAAAATGGTTACCGGCATATCTGCAGCACCAGCAACTGCATTACGAAATTCCGTGAGTAAATCTTTTAATCCAGCAAAGGTTAGCTCTTTTCGGTCGTACTCATTTTCTGCATCAAGCAAGAGGCTATTAGTCGCTGATTTAATCGACTGCACCGCTGAAATAACGTGAGCGACATCATTTTCTAAGCCTGCAGATATCTTGTCAGACAACCCTGCAATTTTGAAAATATCAATTTTACTCTCAAAAATAAGGTCGCCCACATTCGCAGAGGCGCTATCAAAGCGTTTAAGTACATCAATAATCTTTTCAAGGTCTGATACACCCCAAATATCGTTATCAGATAAAGGTGCGTCATTGGCATTGATAATTAATAAGCGAGAATGGTGTACTAAAACAGATTGTGTGCCACCAGTGATGGTATATTCACTATATCGACCAAAGTTTGGTGAAAACACATCATCATCTCTTTGCCCTGTCGGGGAGATTTTCCATTTAGGCAGGATGATTAATTGTTTTAATCGCTCTGTAGGCTGTAACGGCGAGGTGATATTAATAGTATCGGTTACAACCAATAAACCCACTGAGCCATACAGGCTAGACCATTGCAGCGCTTTAGTTAATGTCTCACGTAGTTTTAATCTGCGCTCGAGCTTAGTGAACTCGTCTAACTGTTCAGATTTTAAGTCATTGGAAAAAATATCGCGCCAATTACGCACCATATCTTCCGAGCGTTTAATACAGACCTTGTTTGCAATCCAGTTATCACGCCATAATGCTTCAATCTGCATTAAGTCATCTGTTAAACTCAGCCCACGAGCATAATACGTTTGCTCTTGTTTGCTGCCTAACTTTAGCGCAAGTGATTTGATACCATCTAAAATATTCATCTTATAAATCCAGTAGTGATTTAGGTTTTGTTGGGGCGTAGCACATGACTAAAGCATCTGCCATATTTGGGGAAGGTATGCCGCGTTTTTTCATATCCTTTTTGCTTTCTACTTTTACCCGCCCATTATTGTCATAATCAACACGAGGGCGTGACAATTCTGCTTTCAGATACTCAAGCTCTTTGATTTTGCTCGATAGGCTTATCAGTTCATCGTCAGGATAAACATCGCCATGCTTTATCGCCCGATAAGTTTTGTAGAACCTGTCTCGCAATGCCCACCAAGATTGAGCTTTAATGTTCGAAAACATATCTTGATTTTTTTTGCCTTTGGTGTATTCACGTTCAGGATAAGCAACTGCACCACCAGCATTAAATCCTTCCACTTGTAATGATTTCGGCAAGCGTTTAAAGTGAGCTTTTACACCCGCCCCCACGCCAATACTATCGAATATAATCAAATCAGCTTTAAATTTGACCGCACTTTGATTTGTTCGGTTGGCGGAATCAATCACATCGCCAGTCTTCCAAACCTCAATGCCAAGCACCACAGAACCATGAACAAATGCATTAGCGTTACTATCTACACCCTCATCAGCAACGTCAAAGCCAACTTTCTTCATTCCTTTAGCGGAAAAACCAAGCTTGAGATGCGCATCCACCGCATATTCAATCCATACAGGCTTAATAATGGCTAAATCAGAATCAGCCACAGGCTCGCCCTCATAAACGTGACGATAAAGCTCGTAATCACGCTCACGCATCTGCTCCATATCTTCCATTAATTCTTTCGGGAAATATGGATTATCTTGCCAGTTTACTAAAACAGATTTGCACCGCTCTGGCGGATGAATCACAAAACGTTGATAGGTATCATCAAGAATATTTTTAGGGTTAAAGCTCACAATAATCTGCGAACCATCTTCCCGAATTGTAGGAATAAGAACATCCCAACTGTCTTTTGAGACGTTTTCGCCTTCCTCAACCCAAACTACATCAATGCCTGTCATCGATTTGATCGAGGTGATATTTGTTTTAAGTCCTGCGAACGTAAATCTTGAACCGTTTTGACCGATGATTTGAGTTTTCTGCACCTCAAAGAAGTTTTGCAGCTCCAACCTTTCTATTTGGTCAATCAACATCTGAATAACAGAATCAGATATAGATTTCTGAATTTCACGACAACAAAGTACTCGTGTTGGATTGTGGTAAGCTCTAATAATTAACGCTCTCGCTATATTAAAACTCTTACCTGAACCACGACCGCCATAGAAGATAATGAAACGCCACATATCTTCAAAAAGCGCTCTAAACTTTGTCGGAAATTTAATATCAAGGCTCATCGCTAAATGTCACATTGATTACTGTTGGTAGTGGTTTGTCGCCAGTGGTCACATCTAATTTATCTTTAAACATTCCTAAGTGCTTGCCTAAAAGCTCTAAGGCTTTATTTGCACTTGTCGGCTCAAAGACAAACATTTGATTGTTAACAGTATCAATCTTGCCCTCTTGTGCGTTTTTGATTGTATCTGTCATTACAACCGACTTACGCCCCATGCAAATATCTCTCAACTCTTGCAAGTCTGCGATAATATTATCGACTGTAACGCTATGTCGTTTTAAGTGGTATTCTTGCAACTCATTAATACGGACCTTAATTGGACCTTTTTTAAGCATTTCCTTAGCTCTTGTATTAATGGTTTCAGTTTTCATATTTTCAGCATTGTAAGATTGTCTATATGCCTCACTTGCATTACCAAGCTCAATATATAACTGACAAAACTTTTCTTGCTTAGGTGTTAATCCACGCTCAGACGTGGATTTCTCTTTCACGTCTGACATAGGGAAATCCTTTTATATTTTTTTAGTTTAGGTTAATCACTTCTACTACATCTAACTGACTTTCATCATCTGCATAGAATGTACCGTTGGCATTATGCCAGTGAGAGAATGGCGGCTCTTCTGTTTCTGTCTTTTCAACTAATAACCATTTACCGAATTGTGTTTCATAGACTACATCGCACAATGTTCCATTACGGAGTTTTACAATGTTACCGACTTCCATTATTTACCTGCCTTACTGTTTTCAATCCACTTGTTAATGTTTGTGATTTGACTCGCACACATATCACGCTCCGCTTTCACAGTAATTAGATGCTCTACTGCTTCACCGTATGTGTTGCCCGTGAATGGTGTTTTCACGCAAGGTACCAGAAAAGCCTGTGGCGGATAAATGTATTCCGTCTTGGTTGTTACCTTGTTAGTGCAACCGCTCAATAGCGTCATCGTTAATACGAGTGCTATAGCAAGGTTGTGTCTTAATAATTTTTCTAACCACTTGGATTTTGTCTTGGCTTGCTTGTTTGATTTCATCGTGGATTGCTCTCTGTTGTTCCACTGCTTGGCGCTCTATCTCAATCGTGTCTTTTAATGATTGATTGACTTGCTCTTGGCTTTTAATGGTTTGGGCTTGCACTTGGTTTTCGGCACGGATATCAGAGATAGTGTCGCTTTGATACCAAATCCAACCGCACAAGCCCAAAATGGTTAATACTACCGATGAGATTGCGTAGATTTTAAATCTGCTAAACATAATGCCCTTTCCTTTTCTCTACGCTTAACCAAGCCTTGCAGCTTTCGCCCGTCAGCATAAACCCAATTTGGTAGCTGATTGCACCCATCTATATATCTTCCGCGTCGCATAAACCCAAACATCGTTGAGTTTTTAACCTTACCGCATCCATTATTAAACGTGACAGATACCATAGCATCAAACACAGACTGAGGTAATGCTCTTCCATTGGCATATCTATCAACGCACGATTCAGCAAGCTTAATATCGTTTTTCCATCGGTAAGCAATTTCTTCATTTGTGTATTTCTTGCCAGGCTCTATCTTTTGGCCAGAGTATTCTGTTGAGCCGATACCAACAGTCAATACATCAGCTGGGCATTTATATGGAGTTGCCATACAACCCTCAGCATTACCGATTATCTCAGCTCCAGCAGGGCTTAATCTTAGCTCTCCGCCAAATTGAGAATACATGATTCCAATAACCGCAATAACGGAAC